GTTGACCGTAGCAACGCAGTTGGGGCCCAAGATGGAGATGTTGTCTCCCATGATTTGAACGCCCCAGACGTACGGCGCTCCAAGATATTGCATGGAATAAATGGCTGCATCGGTCAACACCAACACTTCCTGACGAGTCTGAATGGCCGTAATAATCTGCGACCCCCGGCTCAGTCGATAGCTGCCCGCTTGGTTGGTAATGGACGGCGTCCACACATTGGGGCTTTCTTGATCTGACCAGCGCACCAGCATTGGATCTTGAATTGCTGAACCGTAGTCGTTAACACCAAACGCCAAGATAAAGCGAGAGGCGTCAGACACCATGACGTAGTTGCAGAGGGATGGCGCGTTGGCCACCCGCATGTAGCTTGCCCCCGTCGTGGAGCCGGTCATGGTGACAGGTGTTAGCAAGTCAACAGTTGAGGAAAGCGTGTAGACCAACGGGGTAGCGGTAGAAACAAGGTAGTACGGAGTGTTCGCAACAACCCCAGTCGGGAGCGTTCCGTTGGTTGTAAACGAAACACCAGTACCCTCCGCCAAGTAGCTAGCAAGGGTGACTTCAGAAGTCGCTATATTAAAAGTTACCGTCTGCTGAGTCAGCTGCACAGCCCGGTTAAATTGCGTTGGGACAACCGTGTTGAACGCCCAGTAGTAAATAGGACCGCCACGGGGGTTGAACACCAAGTCCTGGCCAAAGTTGGACTGGCTCCATGTGCGCAATTGAACACTGATGCCAGACGCAGCTTCCTCGCCCCAGCCAGTATTTGTTCCGGGAGAAGCCACAACGCCGCCCCAAGTACCTGCGCCCCAACCGTTGACGGCGCCAAAGACATCTGCGCCCGAGGCAATTGGGTATTGGGCGACTGTAAGCGACCCACCGTTTCCAACGTCGCTGGCGTTAGCCGTTGCGCTGGTCGTGATGCTGTAGGTGTTTGGACCAATGTACGTGACTTGGAACTCGCTGTTGAGGACGGCAGCCGTGATGTTGCCACCCAGAGAGGCCGCTCCACTGAACGTTACAAAGTCGCCCGTGTTGCCACCCCAACCCGAGTTGGTAACCGTGACAATGTTTGAGCCTGACGTAGCGGCAAAGGTCACCTGCCCTGCCAGCGTAGTTTTACGCAGCGGCGTCACATCGTTAATGTTGCCACCGACCCCGTTCTGAATATAGAACTTCAGGTTGGTACCAAGGCTCAACAGGTTGAACCCGTTCAAGGACACCCAGTTCCACATGGAGCGGCAGATGCCCCAGAACATGCCAGTAGGCGGCACAGCGGGCTCGGTGACCACGCCAGCATCCTTTACCCAGCCGCCGATCTTCTCAGGATAGCCGGAACGGAACCGCACCTTATCGGACTCAAACCAACCGCCCTCGTTGGCCAACGTGGTTGATTCCCGGTTGACACCCGGTCGGAACTGAAGCTTCTGTAAGGGCATCTGGACTCCTACGACATGAACAGGGCGCGTTCGTCAAGTCGACGGTTTTGTAACCCTTTCAGTATTTTGCCACCAGCCATGCAGTACTTCAATAGTTCCTGTCCTGCGCCCTCTTTGTCCCCGCGATTGAGCTTTTGACGAAGCGTCGAACGCTGGAGTGTTCCAAGACCGACGTTAAAACTGAAAGACACAAGAGCGTCAAACATGCCTTGTGTAAGAGGAGCAGTGATGTAGGTGTGAACCCCTCGCTCAAAGCGAGCCAGATCTGCGCGAAGTATTCCATCAACTTCCTCCATGCTGAAGATCCTGAAATCCTCGATCTTCAAGGCAAACCCATCCCGCTGGTCGATGGGCAACTTCCCCTGCTCCGGGTACAACACATGTCCAACGCCAATTGTCCAGAGCTTGGCCGGGCAACGGTAAGGCTTTTGTCTTACACCCTCATGGTGCTTGATCATGGCCACGGCTTGGGGGCTGACGTTCATTTGCCGAATGCCCGACCGCCGAAGTGGAACGCAATAATGCTGGCAAACAGCGCCTGGGTCTCGTCATCCCACAACTGGTCGGCCATGTCTTGGAACCCAACGCCGGTGCTGAGGCCGTGGTATATCAGGGCGCAATCAATTCCGACCAACAGGAAGAAAAACCCGTAGGTGATCACCGGGCGTACGCTGGCACGTAGGTTCTTCATCCACTGGCTGGTGCCTTCGTTGAGCGCCGTATCGTGGGCGTATATAGCCTGCATCTCGGCTTGCTGGGCGGCAATCAGGGACACCTTCTCGTTGGACTTGGTCTCGATCTCAAGCTGCTGGGTGTGGACATGCTCGACCCGCTCCTGGGCTTCAAACCCCAGCTTGCGCATCTCAAGCTCCCGGGCGATCTGCATCTGGGCCAGCTCCAGCTCATGTTTTTTGTCGCTGCGGTCTTGGAAGAAGTCCAGAATCTTAGGCAAGCCGCCCATCAAAAACGAGATCAGGGTAGAAAATAGTGTCAGCATTAGTAACTCTTTTTGGTTAACATTGATGAAGCAATGAGCAGCATGGACTGGGCATCCTCTACGCTCTCAGGTCGATCTTTGTACCCGACGGTAATTTGACCGATGAAACGTGTTGCGTCGGGTGGTACAGAGATTCGACAACCGTAGGTGACACCAGCCTCGACGTACCACAGGCCGACTTCGCTTTGTGGCTTTGCGTAATCACTGCATGGCGTCTCTCCTGCCATAAGGCGTACAACATCTGCGTTGTTGTTTGGATTTTGGGTAAAGAGACCGACATCGATGCCCTCCATGCGCTTGTCGCGCCCTTCCTTCGTATACGCCCGGTACAAGACCCGGGTGCCAAATAACGGGTTTACCTTGAAGATGGCCACAGTCTGTGCACCACCGTACTTGAAGAGGATTGCCGCTGCGTCGTCCACCCGGGACTCATTGATGCTGGGTAGCTTCTGGCTTTCCTTGTAGGCCCCGACCAACAGCTCTTGGTGGCTGTAAACAAACCAAGCGCAGAACCCAAAGACGAACATGACCAAGAGGGCGATGAGCTTGAACGGACTATCCACATACGTCAGTATGCGGTCCAACACCCCCAGTGTCTTGTCCTGCTCACTCATCTCCACAGTCCTTTTGAAATCCCCCACTGCACCAGCCAGTACATCGCCAAACCAAACGCCGCGATGACTGCCACTGAGAGCTGGATGTCTTGGATCATGTCCTTGCGGTCCTGCGCTTTGGCTGCGTCAATGATCTTCTGCTTGACCGCCTCGGCTTCTTCCTTGGCAATCTGCTTTCGCATCTCATCCCGGGTCTTGACCATGTCGTCCCAGAGCTGCCCCTGGCCAGACCACACCAGCATTTCGTACAGCTCGTACTCATGCCGCTCCAGCTCCCGCCGTTTCTGAACTACCTCAAACGCTTCAGCGGTCAGCTCAGCGTCTGTCTTTTTGGGCTTGACCCCGTTGGCCTTGTCCCACAGCGCCTCACGCTTCTCTCGCTCCTTGACCGCCTCGGCTTTCTCAATGACTGCCTTCTGGTCAAAATAGCCAGCGATGCTCTGGGCTATCTCGTTGGTGTCCTTGCCGAGCTTGATAACCTCCTTGATGGTGGCTACCGCAGCTTTGGCTCCGGCAAACGCTAGGCCAATGGTGATCGGGTCCACATTAGTAGCTACCCTCTTTGAAGATGTTCACAAAAACCGTGCCGTCCTCAAGCGCCTCGATCTCATGCGGGATGTCGGCGGGGAGGTCCAGCGGCTGGGTTTCCGCATTCATCACAATCTCTTTGCCTTTAACGCGAACAACGCAGGAACCCACTTGGCACACATTTGCGTGGTTGAAGTTGTGCTGGTGCATTGGCAACCCATCACCCTTGTCTGCGTGATAGACATTGATCTGCGCCCCCGCATACATAAAACTGTGGTACGGGAGTAGTTGCTTCATACGGTTTGAGTCCCAGTCGTTCCTGTGCTAGGGTAAGGCGGCGCTGCTGGTATCTGTATAATTGCCATGGTTTCCGTGTTGTAATACCATTTATCAGCCACAACATCATCCGCACAGTCGTCCCAGAACAACGGAGGAGCAATGGGAAATTCGGATCCATTGGCCACCACTTCGGCCACTCTGGCACCATCTACAATGGTTGTAAATTCTGGAACATACTGTTGTGAGCTTGTTGGGTCTGGATTGGGTATCCAAGCACTAATATAACTCACACTTTCATTGGGGCTAATTAAGGCTTTTTTCATATTCTTTCTTTCAAATTACCACTCTACAATAACACCACCAGTGCCACCGCCACCGCCACCACCACCGCCGATAGTAGAACCGTTGGTAGGTAGCCCGGCACCACCGGCGCCCCCCGCAGGGCCTCCTCCTGCTCCGCCTGCTCCACCACTATGACCACTAGGGCCGGTGGATGGAGAACCAGCGGAGCCAACAGATCCCGCTCCATAGACAGTGCCTGCTACTCCGCCACTGCTCAAGGCGCCGCCGCCGCCACCGCCAGTGCTAAAGCCGCCGCCGCCGCCGCCACCACCACCGTAAATACCGTTGGGGGCGCCATTGCCACCGATGCTACCACCACCCGTGGAAATAACAGAATTTCTCAGAAGTATTGTTCCCGAGGTAGTGAAGGTTCCATTAGTACCAACAGCAGTATTGCTGCTAGAACCACCTGTGGCAGTTACCAGCGCACCAAAACTGGTGGTGCCTCCTGAAGTGCCAACACCACCTGCAATAGTTCCAGAGGCGCTTTGGCCTCCTGCTCCACCACTACCACCAGCACCAACGGTAACTGTGTAGGTAGCGCCTGGGGTCACTGTAACAACCGCAGTGCCACTGCCCCCGCTGCCCCCATAAAATCCTGCTACTCCGGGGTAAGAAGGAGTGCCTGCACAAGGATTACCTGTATATTGGGCGCTGCCACCCGATCCGCCAGCACCGCCACCAAACGCAGTGACTTTTATCGAATTGACGCCAGCCGGAACTGTAAACGTTCCGCTCGTTGAAAAGAATTGGAATGAGGTTCCACCAGAAACTGCGTTTGCCAACACAAAAGCCGTTGTTGCTATCGTTGTGTTGTTGGTGCCAACGCTTTGCGTGGTTGCCGTTACGTTGCTGGCAATTGTGCCCCCGCTCACCACGTTGGTCGCGTTTGTGGCATTGGTTGCGTTCGTGGCATTGGTAACCGCTGTAGATCCGATAGCGGACGCGATCTGCGCTCCTGTTGCTGCCGTGAAAGCAGATGTGCCGTTGCCGTAAGCAACCCCGGTCAAAGTCGTAACGCCCGTACCGCCGTTGGCGACGGGAACTGTTGATGTCAAACTGCCCGCGTCCACAGCGTAGAAATTGGTTCCGTCCGAGAACACCAGCAGTTTTTTACCCGCCGGGACCTGCACGCCTGTACCAGCAGCCGTCGTATTACCGATAATCGTACTGTTATAGATAGTCAGTACGTATGAGCTGTTGTTCCAGAGAACGTACTGCTTGGGGTTGGGCGGCGCATAGACGGCGAAGTTGGCGCCGGTGCTGGTAGTAAAAGCCAGCGAAGCGTAGATTGACTGGTTGGCTGACGCCGTTGCAGTGGAACCGCTGACGTACGTCAATGCCTGGTTGGCCGACGAGACCGCCACAGTTTGGAACCCCGAGATGGCGGGGTCAATCACGTACGCGAGCGTGTCGTTGGTCGTGGTTCCCCAGGTGCCAGCCTGAGAACCGTTGGGGATCAGCTCTATCCGTAAATCAGGAGAGTAAGTTGACATGGTGTGTCCTTATCGAAAAAAGGCCAAAAATCCAAATAACTGCTGGTTCTACGACGGCGGTGACTCAGTGTTTTCCACAGCAACCATGTACACCCAGTCACCCTCCAGCACGGGATCGCAGGGCACGAGGCGCTGCGTCTCACTATCATACTCTCGAAACAGGTTTACGCGCACCAAATTCCGATCCTTGAGCTGCTCATCCGTCGGGGGATACCACTCGCACAGCTCCCGGCAATCAGCCACCTTGGTCACAACTCCGTCAATAACTTCAGCTACTAGCATGGTCTACCTCAGAAGTTGGGAAACGCCGCTGCTGGCGGGGTGAAGTTGGCCGTGTAGCGAGCCACACCTTTGGTGACTCGCACGTCGTC